TAACCCGAATTAGGGTTAGAGGTTGGCTTCGGCCCACGATATGGCTGAACCTTATCGGCAGGGCGAGGCGTTGGCATAGGAACGCGCATCGGCAATCCACGGCCCTTCATCCCTTGCTCAATCTGGTCCTGATGAATCAAATCCTCAATGGATCCACCGTCGTCCTTGTGGATGCGGCCACCCTTTTTGAAAGCGCCAATGTGCTTCATACCTTCACGTTCATCATTTGCCATGCGAACGTCACGGTTTAATAAATTGTCAGGGGTTAGGTAACGCTTTGAACGATCTGCGCTTTCTGCCTTGCCACCAGATTTACGGGCCATACGGTCAGAACGTTTCTTGGCCATGCCGCCATGAACTTTTCCGCCTGACTTGTATTGACGCTTGCTAATTGGACGTGCGCCGGTCTTTACACCAGCATTTTCCATCTCAGGTGGCGTCCACGTGGACGAATCAACCTTGGTATGAGGTTCACCAGATGTAAGGCGAACAGCCTTTTCACGCATAGCATTACGGGATGATTTAGCAAGGTCGGACATGTGCAACTCCTGACAGGGACGGCAGATAATAGCGCGATTTTATCATTTGTACAATCGATCTTTACGCACTGTAAAACTCTAGCATTGGTGCGCCATTGACGTACTTGATTCGGCCATTGACCCTGCTCATGTCGCCGCCTGTATTGGCCGCAGCCCACTGTTCCGCCGTCTGGCCTGTCGTGGATGGTAATTGAGAATTATAATTGCCAAGTTGTGCAATATATGGCGCAGGTGCTGCAACTTGTTGAGGTTGAGCCACCGCAATAGCCTGATTAATAGCCTGTTGCCCACCATGCCCACCATATGTAGGTGCTGCATTATCTGTGGGTTGAGTAACAGAGGAACGGAAACCATTATCGGACGTTGATGGTTTGAATAATCCACTAATACCAGTTTGAAGGGCTTTTAATGGATCACCAAACAACGCTTGGCTTAAGTCTTTAGTATAATAATCAACTTTTGGCTGACCATTATCATAAATAATGCGTTCTTTGACTGCATTTGGATCGCCATTGGCAAATTCATCAGCATATTGCTGTTTATCCATGCCTGAATATTGACCTTGAGCCGCCAATTTATCAATTTGGTCTTGTGTAGAACCAAATATTTTATCAAAAATGCTTGGTTGTTGTGCTGTTGCCGCCGCTTTTGCAGCAGTTACAGCCGCATCTGGGTTTTCCGTTGCATCCGTAATTCTAGCGCCAGAATTATCGGTGACGTTTTCAGCCAATCTACCATAACCACCCGCTGAAGATACACCAGATGCAGGAGTTGCGGCCATTTGGCTACCAGAACGAGCCAATAACTGACCCGCCGTCATTCCTTCAAGTTTATTATTGGAAATAGCCTGAGGGTTAATGCCTGTTTCAGAAAGAGGAGTATTTGGATCGGATTGTAATACCTTCAAAGCATCACCGGCCCCCAACAAGTGAGCCGTGTAAAGCGAACCACTGTTAATTGGAACCCCAGCCGAAGACAATGTAGCCATATTATCGCGGGTTAAACCTTCGGCCAATGTTCGTTGAAGATCTTGATTAAGCGTTATATCCCTCAATTGTTCTTGAGGAGTTAAGCCAACATACCCCGGACCGGCATTTAACCCACCCGCAGCAACATCGGCCGGGTTTGATGTTCCTAAAGCCTGACGATATGTTTCACCCGGAGCATACTTTTGCATAAGCCCTAATGCCGTAGATGGCATTAATTGGTACGCACCAAAAGCACCCGTCGTAGCATTGTATGCCGAACCCTGACCACCGCTTTCCGGTCCTTGTATCTGGTTCATATACTTATCAAATGCTTGTTGTTGCTGTTGACGAGCGCGTTGAATATTGCCCTGCAATACAACCGCCGCAAAATTCTGTTGAGCCTCTGCTTGATTTGTTGGTCCATTATAACGACCAGTATCACCACCTAAACCACCCGGAACATCATTAGTTCGAACAGAATATCCTTCAGGATTATTTTGTTGGGCCTGTCTTTCATTTTGTTGATTCTGTTGATCACGAGCCGTTTGAGCATTGATAGCACCCTGTTCAGCACCAACATCATGTGATGAATAACTGCCAGTATCGCCGCCAAAACCGCCGGGCGAATCACCCATACGAAAATTATTTGCTGCGTCTTGGTTTCCGCTAAAACGACCCGTGTCACCGCTATAGCCCCCGGGGTTATCACCGCCACGAACGGCAGCACCAGCATCACCGCCATCATCAAAATGCGCTCTGCCGCCAGTGGCAAGACGTAATGCGTTATCAATGGCATTGTTGCCTAATGTGCGACCGCCTTTGCGATAACCCCAAACTTTTTTATGTTGTTCTTGATGACGCATGAAATTATCCAACCACTGTTGATTTGCTTCTTGAACAGGCATTTGTGTCATTAATGCTTGTTGTTTATTCGTAGGTGTAATTAAATTACCGTTTTTATCAACGGTAAGTTGATTTTTGGCCCAATCTGGAAACATAACTTCTGCTGGAACTTGATATTTTAAACCACCTTCATAACCAGAAACACTTGGTATTTTAGTAGGATACGTTAAATGACTATTATCATCTTGATATGGCTGTTTAGATAAATCAATTTTTGACATTGAGTACCCTGTAGCCAATTGTTCTGGGCTAAATAGTCTTGGATCGGTAATTGCAAAACGAGCAGCACCAACATCTGGAAAGCCAGCTTTATGTGGGATTGCTTTATCCAGTGCTTTAGACAAAAGAGAAGTTTCTGTTCCAACATTATTGCGTTGCAACAATTCCTCAACAGCTCTTGGGTTTTCAATGCCCGGCCAATCTTTAATTTTTGAACCCATAAATTTATTTATGGCATCAATTCCTGATTGGTCTAATTTACTAGGATCAATTTGGCGCAATAAAGATTGAGCCATCATGTGGGAAGAGTCACTTGCGGGAAGCCCCATAAGGGTACCCGACATATATAAAGGGCGATCTTCTGGAATTTCTTGTTTGCCTATGCGTGTCATCATACCCTTAACCGCAGCATCACGGGATGCCCAAGCAGCAGGATCATATCTTTGAAAGTCCATTCCACCTAAAGTGTTGACTGGCTGGTTTAATTTATTTTCCAAAATGCTTTGAATTAGAACATTAGCTGATGTTCTATCCCCAACGGCAGGAGTAACAAACGCACGCTCCTTATAGAGTTCTTCAGGCGTTATTTCTTTCCAAGGCTGCAAATTGTTTTTTGGAACGTAAGTGTATTCCAATTCATGAAATGGAAGGCCACGTTCTGACATTATAGGAGGATTAGCCGCCAAAGCAGGGTCTTTACGCAAAATATCAGCACCACTGCGAGTAATTGGCTGATTAGATATATTGGATGGTTGATTAGGAAGAATATTAGAAGGCATACCAGATGGCATTCCTGCGCCACCAATTCCTGTATTAAACTGTGGAGTATTAGCTTCCAAATCTAAACCAGTTAAAAATTGATTTAAACCACCAATTTTGTCCTGAATTAAATCAGCGCCCGTGCTTTGACGCGCAATGTTAAGCGCACTGCTAATATCATTGTCATCTGAAACGGGATTAATTGGCATCTGCTATCACTCCTAAGGCGACAGCATAATATGGTATATTGGCCTATTTGCCAACTAATAGTCTTGCAGCCATGTGTACTACGTAAGATACACCGCCAAACCACCCAAGACCAACACCAAGTTCTATTACAGCGCCGTATTGTCGTATTAGTTCAATCAATAAATCAGTCCTTAAAAATACCCCTCTTCCGCCGGAGATAAACGAAAGAGGGGTTAAGTCAGGAAAACAGGAGGACTTGAAACCAAGCAGCCCCGCTAGGAAATGCCCGATGATTAACCGTGAGACCATCCCACAGCCACTCGCCGCCGCAGCGGTCCAAGTAGGGTAAGTATCCCAAGTTACTCAGTCACAATCAACCCTTTATTGAAGTTTGCCCCCAGTAGGTTCATTTGCTTCAAGCCGCTGGATCATGCCGGGATCAAGCATTTGCTTTACCACCTGCATCCCATCCATTGGATTTTTCATAACTTCTTCAGCCAATTTAACTGCCGCCAGACGCTCACGACTTTCACGATCACGTTGACGATTTTCCGAATCTAACTGAGAATCCATAACTTTTTGTTTGGTTTCATCAGCCTGATTTTGTTCAGACATCATCTTTAATTGCATTTCTTGCGGTGATTGTTGAGGTTTATCACCGCCTTGAACCGTATGTTGCGCCTCAGCCATCTTAGCCTGAGCCGTCATCATCTTGGCTTGCGAATCAAGCATCTTGGCTTGGTCCACTGGATTAGGCTGCGGAGGAACTGGAGCAGCCAAGAACCGTTCCGGGCTTTCCCAACCAATCGTTGAAAGGGCTTCACGGCGAACTTCTGGCAAATTAAACCCTTGCGGGTCTGACATTGCCATTTGAACTAATGCAGCCGTTTTCATAATTCGTTGGCTGTTTGATGATGTGTTCGGGTCAGCCTGTGGCACCATATCAAAGTCATTTAATGCTTGCATGAACTGTTGTTCATCCCAAGGGATATTAGGCCGACGGTTCCGTTGCCAGAATGATTCGGGGTTCTCTTTGAAGCACTCAGCCAATAATTGAAACTCTTCAGCCTGAGCCGAATGCATACGCTTATGAACTGAGTTAAGAACTTTAACTGCCTGTTCAATCAATGCAATCGTTGTACCCACTGGAGCGTCCGACCGGCCTTCACCAACGGTTACTTCAGAAGTACCCCCAAGGCGTTGACCGTATTGGCTCATCTGTTCCACCAAAGCGTTCAATGCTTGTGATGGTTCTTTGTAAGGCAGTGCCATTACCGCCTGATTGATTGGCATACCGCCAGTGTCAATCTGAGCGCCGCCGCCCGGAGGAACGCGGAAGATGTTGCTGTTTTGACGACCAGACTGCTTGGCATACAAGAAACCGGGGAAGTTAGCATACATACCAGCGTCAAGTAATTCACGCCACGCAGCAGTTACAGCATTGGTAGTATTGCCAAGAATATGCAGCAATCCAATGTCGTAGAACCCAAAACCCGGCACGAATGTGTATTTCACAAAGGTTTTACGGGGTTCCGGCAAATCCTTGGTGTCTTCATTAAAGTTACGGACAATTGACAATATCTGTTTAGATGACACGTCAATAGTAACGCGATACGGAACTTCTAGACCGCTTACTGATCCTTCAATTGTATGCTCAAAGCCTTTAATATCTAATTCGCAATAGCATTCATATATTTCACGGTCACGGTCTTCGGTGTTGTAACTATCTTGTTGGATGCCTTGCTGTGCGTTCTTTTCCATTTGAACTGCATCAAGATTTGGCTGCTTGGCATCGTTCAACTCAATATCACGATAAACACCAAGGATTTGCATCCTCTTTACAACTGATGGCCTCATGTAAATACGGTGCGTGACACGACGTGCGCCATCCAAATCCGTTGCCGAGTTGTTAACAATCAAGTCATCAGCGTCAATTGATTCGGATACTGGCCGATTACGCAATGGGCAATAATAAACTTTTTTGAACGATGTGCCGCCAAAACCAAGCAATAACAACATCTTATCCGTGTCTGGATAATATTCTTTAGCCACCGCAGTCAGGTAATGGTTCATGTCCTTCTCAAGGGCATTGGCCAACTTATCCCGATCAGGTGATCCATGTGTCGAATCATCCCTAATTTTCACTGGCCCATCTGTCGGAAGAAGTTCTGATCTCGCATTTGCCTGAAAGCGCAACACAGCCTCAAGCAGCAGGGGATGGCGAACCTTTGACATTCCCTCAACAGGCGCACCGTCTGGGGTTCCTTGAAGTCCGGGGAGTTCAATCTTGAGGCCGAGAAGTTTAATTCCCTGCGCCCGTTCTTGTATCCACTCTTCTCGGCTTGTGAGGTCATTGCTAATTCCCCGCGTCAGGTCTTCCGCAATACGACTAAGTTCAGCATCCTCAAGGTCTTCAGCCAAATTAGCGAACCAGCCTTCTTGGTTTTTCTTGGTAGCATTTTCAATTGGCTTACCATCCAAGGATACGCTTATGGTGCCGTCAGGGTGCTCAATACGCAGGACATTGCCGTCCATGTCCATTTCTGGCTTGTCTTCGTCGCCTTCATTTTCCATCTCAACAACAATATCCATGCCTTCATTTGGCTCAGAAGATTGCTCATTGAGATTGGGCAAACGAATATTAGGGCTAAGGCCGGGAGTAAGAGCCATTGGTTATTCCTCACAATTGATGGCGCACTATAACCTATTTCAGAATTTAGGCAAAGTTCCGCTTTCCAATTCCCTCCAGTCCGTTTGATCCTTGTTTAATTTGCCAAGATTGCAATCTTCGCAAAGTATTTGCAAATTTGAAAATTTTAATGCCAACTCTGGATACAATGACCTTGGCTTAATATGATCAACATGAATTGTTTTTTCCGTTGAATTGCAACACATGCATTTTTTGCCATATTTTTTAATGGCTTGATATCTTAGTTCTTTCCATTCCTGAGAATTATAAAATACCGAATTTGATTTCTTTTTCTTCTTTGGAACCCTTAATTCCTTGGGAACGGGTGTTTTTAAATGTTGGTCAACAAGGAATTTTAATGCTGGGTCGGCATCCAACATTGCACGAATTTGTTTCGCAGTTTTCTTTTTTGGCTTCTTTCTTTTGTACACGCCATTATTAATAATTTTTGACCAAGCCATAACCAACCCCAAAATTTAGATACACTTTTCCCTTCCGCTATCCCCCTTCCCCTTATAAGTCTTAGCCTTAATAGGCCGTAAGGGGCGCCCGTGGAGGAGTGCTTATCAAGACGCCGTTTACCTACACATGCCCTATTTAAATCGGTGGGCCAATACCGCCCCCTAGCTGGTTACAGCTATCAGTGGGGTTCCTAAGTGTGTAGTTATCCCCTCTCCTGCACGGATGCGGGGCCGCTGGAACGATCCCACCGCATAAGAGTGGGGCAAGGAGCAGCGACGTCAATTTGGTTTTTTCGGACCAATAACCACCATTCATTCCAGAAGAACGGCCAAAGACTGTGAACCACTTTCCACCGTACCTACTCAATCAGCACAAAGCTGGGTAGCGTCGGGATCGGAATGTTTGCTGAAGATGGACAGACCAAAAATGTAATGTTATAACATTACTTGTCTGGACCGTTACGCCTCCAAGCATAACTTTCGGTTCAGATAGCCCCGCTGTTGAGCTAATCTCCGGCGGGGCATCTTTTTTTATAATACATTGTTCATGGTTTGTGTCAATTCGGGCAGTCGCACCGCCACATAAGTACAGAGTGGCAACCTAAATAACCGACAATCATCCAACCTATTAGATGATACTCGTCAATCTTTTCCCACGGCACATAACGAAAATTGCCTGTTCGAATCACTTATTACCCTTTCAATTAACCATTATTGTCACTTAAATTGGACATGTCTCGCAAAAATATATAAAAGCGACACAAATTGCATTTACGTTCTGCGAAATTCACAGGAGAATAAAACAATGGCAACTGCTCCACTTAGCATTGAAATTATGATTGATACGTTAAGACTTTGGGAAGAACACAATCGAAACGGGTGGGCAGCAGCCAGAGCAATTAATATTTCATCTACAACATTCCAACATAGATTAGCAAAAGCAAAAGCAAAATTCCCCAATGGTATTTCAGATGTTATTTCCCCTAAGCAATGGGTTTACGAGCGGTTAGTTAGAAAAGAAATCCCGTCAAGCCGTTGGATTATTGGATCAGACTTTCATATATGGGAAGGTGAACCACCATTAATTTATAAAGCCTTCACAAAAATAGCTAAGTCTCTCAAGGTTGATGGAATCATCTTGAATGGAGACGTTATCGATGGCGCTAGGATTAGTCGGCACCCGTCAATACGCGGCAGCAAAGCGCCAAAAATCGAAAAAGAAATCGAAACTGCCAAGAAGTGGCTTAAAATGCTCCCGAAAACCAAGCACCGCCTCTGGACCATGGGAAACCACGACATCCGAATCGATAATTACATCGCAGCCAATGCCGGAGAACTTGATGGATACATCCTCTCCTTGGGCGAACACTTCCCAGATTGGGAAATCGCATGGGCATTTGAAATCAATAACACAGAAATCCGTCACCGATTCCGTTCAGGCATTCATGCGGGTTGGAATAACACGCTCCACAGCGGCACAAGCATGGTTACAGGACATACGCACCAACTCCAAATCACCGCCATGCGAGACCGTAGAGGATCACGCTGGGGCGTAGAGACTGGCATGATGACCGATCCGTTTGGTCCGCAATTTGAATATTCAGAAGGATCGCCTAGCAGGTCGCAACAAGGTTTTGTCGTGATTACGTTTGACGATGAAGGCGTAATGCTGCCACCAGAACTATGCGAAATGATTGGCGGTCGCCCAGTATTCCGTGGGGAGTACGTGATGTAAGGGGTACGGGCTATGCTTCAGGAAATGTTCCCCATGCATTATCTTAAACCACGCCCCCGTACAGCGTGGCAGCATTGTATTAACTACAGACGGACATGCAGCCGCTTGACCATCCCAGAACACAAACCAGATATGGCCGACCTGAATTAGGTGGTCCCCCGGCAGGGATTGCCGACCGGGGGTTGCGCTAAATATTACTCTTCGTCTTCCTCGTCAACCTCTTCGTCGCTTACCCATTCAACAAGTGATTCTTCACCCGTCTCTTCGTCAATGGTAAGAACGAGGCATGGCAATTCAAATGCTTCCATGAACAAGTTCATATCTTCCTGAAGTTCGTCATACGAATTAGCATTTGGAACTGCGGCTTCATCGCCCCAGAAATCAATTTCACCATCTTCGTCATAAAACACTTCACGAATAGTGTACTCACCAATCTCATTATCTAGTGCATTGACATCATCAAAAACAACGCGGTAATTCCAAGACATATCTTTAACTCCTGTATTGAACAAAAGGGATGTAAACGAAATCCTAGGCAAAAGACCAAATTCAAAGTCAATTGTCAGGGTTTGGGATGCAAGTGCCATGTAACACTCCATTGGCTAGGGAACTCAAGGAGCATACTTTGGATGTCGTTCAATTTAATGACAAGGAAAATATTTATGCCTCAACCGTTTACATTACCTGCCGTCATTTGATACTTTTTTATTAGACAACAATTTGTTAATAACGGTTTCCGCTTCTTTATCCATCACTCTTTCTCCTTCAGTGTAGTAAATGCCACGTATTGACCCCAACCAGAATCTTCTTCCGCTATCGTTTGCAACGCCTCCCGCAACCGCGCAACCTCTACATCTTTCTTCAGCCCATTCTCATAATGATAATGTGCTTGCTCCCGCAACCGCTCAATCTCGTCGGCATAAGGCTGAACGGCCTTGATCCATGCTTCACGGTGAAATTTGCTAAACCACTTAGCGTCCTGCCAATCGCCGCCGTCTATTGCCAACGCAATGTCAGCGGCGATTTTTTCTGCAATATCCATCACTCACCTTCTTTCATTCCCCGCAAAGGAAACCCTAATGCTGCCAAAGCAATGTTCTTTGTAATTATTGCTGGCAGGTTATCATCCAATGAATTGCATACTTTCATTAAAGCATACTGCAACCGTTCACGATCTTCCCGCAACCGCTCAATCTCGTCGGCGGCTTCGGTATATACTCCGTGATCGTTCAGCAACACTACATATCCTTGAGACACTGCACGTAACCGTTCAACAATATCCATCAGTCTTTCTCCTTCGTGCTTCTTGTGCAATCCTCACAGCTTCCATAAAAAGCGATAACAGGTAACCTTCTGCTGCGGTCATGGGTTGAGGTATTCCTTCAGACCCCGCATACACCTCATAAATTTCCCGCAATGCTTCCCGCAACCGCTCAATCTCGTCGGCGGCTTCGTTTTGCAAGCCAAGACGGAAGGTATAACCATCTTGTTTGTAAATGGTATTTGCAGATTTTCGCAATTGTTCAACAATATCCATCACTCACTCTCCTTTAATGCAGCATTAGCAATGGTAACCATTTCAACAATTACTTGAGCATAATATTGAAGATCATTCATCGGTGGGCATTGATTGTGAAATGGGTTCTTGTCTGCAATTTGTTGCAACGCCTCCCGCAGCCGTTTATTGTTTTCTGCCAAATAATCAACCAAATCATTGATCGCTTTATTGTTAGATAATAATGCATTAATTGTCGTCTCTGCTTCTTTATCCATCACTTATTCACTTTCTGATTATTCTTCTTCCGTTTCGTCTTTAATTAACGACACTAACGGTACATCCAACAAATTGAAAACATAAGGTTCGAGCGGAGAGCTGCCTTGGGGTCTGTAACGCGATTCAAATTCAAGTGCCTTTTTTTCACGTGCCTTTTGTTCAAATTCTTTTTCTGAAGAATTTAAACGCGCTGGCCCTCTTTCCCTAATATCAAACTGCGGATAACCCATCACTCACCCTCCTTCAGTTCGGCTCGGATTAGCACCCATTGGAATGCAGCCTTAACTATTCGCATTTCATTCACCGTTAATTCTCCAAAATGAAGTCGTAACGTTTGATTGTCAGCATTTAATAACTCTCGCAGCATATCAATCTTCCGCAAAGCGCATTCATAATGGCTTGGTCCGTACCCATAACAAATTGGATCGTGGGTACCTATACGTCCGTCGCGGTGTTCTTGGTAGCGAATTTGCTTTTGCAACCGCTCAATCTCTTTGTTCTTTTCATCAAGCAAATCCATCCAATCCGCATCCATCACTCACCCCCCCTTACCATCAGCGAGACCATCTTCGTAGCCCATGCGGTATCCACGTTCTTCGCCTTCAGACTCAGCCTTGTATTGGTCGTGAATCGTATGCGCCTTCAAGTACTCAATCTCTTCACGCAAATTCTCAATCTCTACATCTTTCTTCAGCCCATGCTCATAATGATAATGTGCTTGCTCCCGTAACCGTTCAATCGTATTGGCGGCTTCATCAAAGATGTCATTGTTGCCCCAACCAACAGATACCCAAGTGGCAGCACGTTTCCGCAACCGTTCAACAATGTCCATCATTTATTCTCCTTAATTGGTTTTGGTTCCGCAAACATTTTGTAAAAATATAAAAGAGTATCTTTATTTCTTTCCGCATAATCCCATGCCGTATTAAAGTCTCCTGTCAAGCAACATTCAGACTGACCGTTTTTTAAACAGACAACGGTATATAAATCCTCATCAGGATGCCAATCTTTCTGAGTGTTCATCCATTCAAATGTTGTTTCGTTTTTATGAGACATCACTCACCCTCCTTCAGTGCGGCTTTAATTATTGCAGAAACACGCGGATCATCTTTCACATAAGGCGCGGCCCATCTCAACGCATCCCGCAACCGTTCAATTTTTGCTTCTGTTAAAACAAATATTTGTTCATGTAAAAGGTGGTTTTCCCATGCTAAAGCATAATCTTTCCGCAACCGCTCAATCTCGTCGGCGGCTTTCAACATCATCGACCAAGCACCATTTTCTAAAGATGCGCCACCACGGTCATTGACGTGCTTTCGCAACCGTTCAACAATATCCATCACCAATCACACCACGCTACAAATCCAGCCGCTAGGCCTAAAAAACCAGATATTAAGCATGCCATTGCTAACCAACAAGATATTGGATTAGTATCTACCGGCATAACGCTGGCTATCAAATAACTAATCAATATCAACACAACGCTTAAAATTGCATTTTTCATTTTGGTGCCTCCGGTAATGGCATCATTTCAACTGTAATTTTCATTTGACCCAACAATTCCCGTTGGTAGTTGCCATCGGTATCTTTGTAATATATCCACCGTTTTAGAATGTCTGACTTAGTGGGATTCATGCTTATATTACATAAAACAAACCACATATTCTCATCAATTTCACTCATTTTGGTGGCTCCGGTAATTTTCTATATTTGTTATTTCTTATGTCTCTTACGTATCTTTCACTGACGCCATATTTGGCAGCGGCCAATCTACTTGGCCCAGTTTCTTGTCGTATTTTATTAATTATATCGTCGGTATATTTGACAAAATACGCTTGTTCATTTTTTGCAATAGCCGGAATTTTGTTGCGTTGTTTATTTTCCCTATCATCCACATTATCTTGCCGTGTTCCAACAAATAAATGTTCAGGGTTTATGCACTTAGGATTGTCACAAGTATGGCAAACAAACATTCCTTCGGGAATTTCCCCGACATAAACTTCATAAGCCAGCCTATGGGCAGAAACAGACTTTCTGCTACCATCAGTACGGGAGCCTATAATTAAACGCCCATACCCATTTCTTATTGTTGACTGCCATTCAATGCAGTCAGAAGGCATTGTTTTAGAAAGCCTATCAAGGCGTTCTTTTAAAGGGTAAACTGTTTGACCACGTATTTTCATGGCGTCCAATATAACATCATTTTTCGGCGGGGCAAGGAGGAAGTGGCATCCAATGGGTTATGTTAGATACTTCAGGGTCGTATTCAGTCGCCTCATTGGGATCGCATACAAATCCTTTTGAATAATCTTGCCAAACGACAGTAGCCCATTTCTGCTCGTCAACATCAAGTCCATGTTTCCCATAAGCAAGGATACGCGTCCCGTCCTTCGGTGCAGTTTCAATCGGTTGCCAATCAGTCATATTTGCCCCGTTTTTTTTAAAATATCCAATACTTCGTTTGCTAAGTTTTTTGAGTCTGAATTGTGTTGTGCTTTTGATATTTCTTCAAATGCCGTGATCATATACTCAATTTCACGCCATGCCACTAGCTTATCAAAACAATCCTGACATCTGCACTCTTCCCGGCAATTTTCTTCTCCGCATACCCTTGTGAGTCTTTCTTTCAATTTCATGGCCACACCATGTGGTGACCGGGCATGATCCCACCAATTTTTAGTTCAGAGGAACGGCTTTTAAACGCCTGTTCTGCGTCTTTATATGCTGACAAAATGTCGGCAGCCTCAGTGTGGTAAACGGTCGTCGCCCTGTGCTTACGATCTTTGTCATCCTTGAAGTCGTACACGATTTGAATTGTCCATTTCTTCATTTCGGCGTCTCCAAAAACTTGATCACATCGTCACAATGGATTGCATTCGGCGGGACATAATTGCCTTCAATAATGCAAATCAGCATCCATTGCTTCATGCCGGGCATTACATAAACCGTTCCATAAACATCAGGGATTGGCTGATCTTGGCGATTGTCGTGGCGATACCAGTAATAGTTGATCTTTTTCATCGCCGCACCATCCCGCAATAACCGTTAGTCGTTGTCATCGTCAGCCTCGTTCATTGTTATGGTTAAGTTAGTTATCTGTGAGTAGGCAAATATTATGGCTTCCATTTTATCTATCTTAGCAATTGATTCGGCACACTCACGCTCAAGCATTTCTACTCTGTCTTTTAATACGGCAACGTAGCGCATAATTGGATCATCACTCATTGAACCGAACCTTCTGGTTGGGGATTGCTTTGCATAATTACCGAAGAAAACACCATGGCGGCTTTGCTACGTTCCGGTTCCTGCATGTAATCCAAAATTGTTTCGGTAAATACTGACAGGATATGAAGCACTGTTCCAATGCTCATGCCATCAACAGCCGCACCAATGGCATCATATGCCGCAATGTGACGTTCTTGCTTCTTCTTTTCCATATGCTCGTTAAGGTCTATGGTCATTGTCTTTTCCTTTAATATTGCGTTCATTGTAAAGTTCTTGTTTTAAGAAGTCAATCTCTTTGACGTATTTGCCAATTTGATCAATAGCCCAATTTGCTCTCATGTTAGCAGCCAGCAGGTCATCATGGAGCCGATTGACCACGGATTGGTATTGAACCTCTAAGTCGGGGTCGATGATGACCTGTCTGGTGTTAATCATTTTGCTTCCTCAACCTCTTGAAAAATCTCGCCCTCGTCAGCAATGACAATCGAGAAGATACGGTCAAACGGAATAAACCCAACCAAGTGGTCATCCCAACCAAATTCAGTGCTTTGCTTGTCATTGCGATAAAACCGTGCGCCACCCTCTTCGACAGAGCAACGATCTGCAATCACTTCAAGTATGCCACCATTCTTTAAGATGATGCGCCAGATATGATTTCCCATAGTACCCTCACTTTACACGAAATACACGATAGCCTTCAGTAATACCGTCTTCATCCCAAACAACACGGAAGAACTTAGGCTTACGACGGCGGTTTGATGCATAGACAGTCTGCCTGATGCTGTTGTTAGACGAAACATCTTCAACAGGGACAAAGAAACTATCACCTACTTCCATGTCATCCCACGGAAACATAGCCGACAATTGTGACGGTTTAGGCATCGGAATAGTTTTGCTAATTTTATATTTATCCATTGCTATTACTCCTTACATTGGAGTTAGCAAAGTAACTAATTGTTACGATGGATACAAGGGGGTATCCCCATTATTCCCAACAAAGCGTTGGCTCTCACTAAGTTCATACGTTCTTTCTGCGCCACGTTGGATCATGCCAGCCTTACGCATGAAGTTGATAGCTTGGCTAACTGTGTCAACCAAATCATCATGGACGCCCTTGGGGAACGATTCAACCTCAGTGATAACCATGTCTGCCCAATTACGGAACACGTCTGGATCGCCTACCTTGGTCGGGGCATACACTAATCCCTCGGCAAACAAGTGCTGCACAGCATAAAGCCGCGCCACCTTATCCAAGTCATTAGGGCTAATCTCACGGACAGAGAACTCCTCAATGCCCACTAGCCTGCGTATTTCCTGCGCCACGCTAAGGCCCGGACCTTTGGCTTCCACCAAAAGGATGTCTAACTTTGATTCTTTGGCAGTTTTGATAACTTTCTCGACAAGTTCATGGAACTCAAGGCGTTCTTTCCACGCATTGGTCAACATAATCTTTGGCACTTCAGCGCCACGATCCGATTTCTGGATGCGGCTCGTTACAGTTCCCTGATGATCACGGTTCACGACAGCGGTTGACGTACCCGAATCACGCCACACGCCCCAACACGTCATGGCAGAGAAGTCGTTCTCCTTCTTCGTGGTGTAAGCCAAATCAAGCGATCCGATATTAATTTCCATATCCGGGAACATATCCGCTTCAAACGGTTCCCACCACAGGCGCTTAATAATGCCACCACCAGCAGGTTGGGGACGCATTTGCAACTGTCCAGCCGTGCCATACGGGCCAAGCGTTCTTTTCAGGTTATCAACTTCTTCAGGACCGAATCGCTCAGGCCAAAGCAATTCGCCTTCTTCCTGACGTGGATCAGTCCACACAATGTCATTCTCGCCATCATTGGCTTCTGCGGGTACAAGAACCGTATAAATACGCCTATTGGGCTCAAACTCCATCGGCAACATCAAATGCGTCCAGTTGCCAATGTCCTGCGATAAGATATGCCCGGTAATATCCCGCTCATTAAGCCGCTGTTGAACCACAATGCGGCAGCCCGTCTTTGGATCGTTCAAACGGGTAGACCAAGCCATGTCCCACCATTCAATGGTTGACATGATCACAGCCTCAGAATTGCTTTCACGGGCGTTGTTGGGATCGTCGCACACCAGAAATTGGCCGCCGAGACCAGTTGTTGAACCGCCGACCGATGTGGTCATGCGTCGACCGCCCGATGTCAAATCAAACTGGCTCTTGGTGTTTTGATCAGACGAAACTTGAACTCTATCACCCCATAATTTTCTATACCAATCGCTTTCCAACAGACGGCGGCACTTCAACGAATCCTGCAAAGCCAATGTCTGGCTGTATGATGCGTGTAGGAATTGAACGCCATTGCCTGATGTTGAAGTGTTTTTACGCTGGGCAAATACCCATGCCGGGAACAATACACCGCACAATGTCGACTTACTAAAGCGAGGCGGAATGTTAATAATTAAGTTGCGAATATGACCATCAACACAAGATTGAAGATGATCACACACCGCTTGCATAGCAAACCCGCCGCCAATAAATGGCGCTGGGTCGATTACGGACCACGCACTTTGGGCGAAGTCATACAATGAGTTTTCTAATTCTCGGCGTTGGCGGTTCTTGAGTTGCGCGGCCTTAGTAGCCTTAACATTGACTGGCCGGTCGTCGTTAGTAATGCGCTTAAGAGCCTCCGAAGCCTTAATGAGAAGTACGTGCTCGTTCATTGATCGTATGTAATTCCCGAATTTTCATTCCATTGCCAATCCCAAATGTACCATGCGTAATTATGCCTTGGCGATCCCTTAGTCCCAGCAATCCATTTTGGCCTACGTGTAAGCACAATCTTAAAAGCAAATGGAGATTTGTTGCCAAATATATTTTTACGGCTTTTGGCGCAATCAAACTCGTTCCGTAATAGCATGGCCACCTTGCCACCGAAGTTCTTGGTCAATAGCAGCGCATGGTTAATGAATTGATCGGCTAAATCCTCAGCATATGGCGGGTTAGTAATAATATCCCGACCATCATTATTCCACGTCAGCAGGAAATCCTTCACGTCATACCCGTAACCATAATCATGTATGTCGGAACTATATACATCAATTTCCTGCGCTTTCAGGACATTGGTTATTGCACCCTTTCCAGCCGCCGGTTCCCACACACGTGAAAAATCCTCATGTCTGAGCAGTACATCAGTACACCAAGTAGGCGTTTCGTAATGATCCATTGCCCTACGTTCATAAGTTTTGTTGGGCATCATTGCTTTATCTGACATGGATTCCCCTCAATTGCGGTATTCTAATACCGTTACAATACGTTTGACATGAATTTTATTCATGTGTGCGTGATCGCGGGACAATAATGTAATGTTATAACATTACAAAAC